TAACTTTACCTCCTTGATAAAATCAAGAAGGAGGTCATGGACCTTAGCAGGCGAAATAACCTGCTGTAAAGGAAAGGCTCGGTGGAAGTACTGCTTAACAGCCAGAATTAACTGGTTGCTAAGAACAGCACCTTCACCTGAGTATTCTGGATGTTTTAACATCTCAGTAATATAGTGATACACCATATAAAGTTTAATGATACGTTCTCGATGAGAGAACTTACCAAATAAACCGCATATGTTGGATATTAAGTCCGGGTGCTTACCTATAGGCAAGTTCCATCCGTGTTTAGCTTGGTTTATTAGAAATTCATGAAGAAGTGAATACTTCTTCCGGGATTCTAACATACCTCCAATCGAATAAGGAGTTACCTCAACACCGTCAATGACATATCGTTTGGCAAACTCAAACATCCTTTCGGATATGAGAGACTTGTCCTCCGATATAGGCATATCGAGTGATGAGCATAGCTTCTTATAAGATAACGCTACTTCACGATGCGCTATAACAAGATCATCTCCCAGTAACACATATGAGTCAAAGTATTCAACTGGAGTAGTAACTCCAGCTAATACTGACGCATACTGTACTAGGACGTGATGTGTTAGAGCCATCGCTGCCCAGGACGAGTACGCCCCCATCGGTTGACCAGCTCCATAAATAACTGGAGCATGGCCTCGACAGTGGTACGCTTCTCCGACAAGCAGTCGTTTCCATGCTAAAGTCGCTTCCTCCCCCAACAAGTTTATAAGAACTTGTTGTTGAACAGTTACAGGCATTCTGTCTGTAGCTGCTGAGAGGTCGTAACAATAGTATGGACCAGAAGGTGGAAGAACCTCCTTATACCGATCCTGATTAAAGGTCACATCACACCTTATACCCTTCAAGATAAACATAAGTTTATCATGAAGAGGTTTTAAGGCTGATTGAGACCAATAATCTAGAATCGCTATAACTCGGGTCTTCCCCTCCTTATCACTAAAGTAGCTAAGTTTCCTAGTATACTTTACAGGTTTGGGTCTAAGGATGTTCCAGATCTCCGCCATAGAATGGCCTAATGCAGTCTGCATATACGGCTTCCGCATGGCTACCTGCATCACATCGCCACCCAAAAGACAAATATCAGTCTTTTGTTCAGGTGACAGTGCGTCCAGGTCAGTTAGCGAAGTCGCCATAGCAGGCCCATTGGGACCAGACTTGGTAGAGAAATGAAACTCCTTAAACGACAAATCTGCTGGATAGACACCTAGAGTCCTACAGATGACATTTATAATGTCGGGATCTAAAGTCCCTACTCCCAAAGAAGGACGAGTAATGGTATCAGTATCTAGAATAGCCTTGGTCTTAAAGGCTCGACCAACATGTAACAATGTTAGTAGAACCCTTATGACTTCAGGATCATCTAGATCTGATTTCCATCCTCGTAATTCTTTAGGAAAACCTGAAGAATCTAGTGCTATACCAGTCAGTTCACAAAGAGGATTCCCACTAAGGTATCTTAGTACAGACAACCGAAGAGACTTATATCTCTTTAGTGTCGATACTAAACCTTGGTGGTCCGCATTGTGCTGAAAGTTATCTAAGAACTTACTTACTAGAATCTCATAATTTCCATAGTCCTTCACATACAAGGTTAATACTATAGGGATTAACTTCCTTATCGTACTTAATCTTGTTGCGAAAGCAATGTGATTATAAGAATTTCTGCAGTGGTAGGTCCCTTCTCACGACTGACTCGGGGTGCTAGCCCTGACAATCGCTGGGAGTACGAAATCCCGGAGACAGAGATGTCTACCCCATCCCTTCTCTCTAAGGAGGAGAATTAGTAAGGTCTAGCTGTTTACTAGAATGTATATAGAGAAATCTATATAAAGACTAGCACATGCTAGAACAAACCTCTAATCCAAGAACTTAGGTCAAGGAAGGTGTAGGTTGGAACTGCAGTGTTAATTTCTACTCGCCTGGTTTAACCAACCAGTTTGTGTGTGGAGATCAACCCTGCTGCCTGTAGGCAAGGTTTCTGATGAGCAGAAACGCTCA